CATAAAAAATTGGCTTAAGGTACGCCCCTTCATGTTGACCGTAAGCATCCGACGCTTTGATGGGAGGGTTTGCCGCTTCAAGAGCCAATCGCTTGGCCTCCATCGCCTCATCTGCCGCCTTGCTTTCGTTACGAACTTTGCTTAACGCGCCTTTTTGGTTAACGGTTTTTTGAGCGGCAAGGATCTCGTCGGCCTTCTTGCTGGCTGCGGCCACCGCCTCGGCAATGCTTACAAGGGCACCGGACTTCCCACCCTTTTGCATGTGGACTGCGCCGCCCTTGGCCATGCCTTTAGGTGATGGAGCAACCATCGGCTGTCCGTTGCGCTCCAGTATGGTCAGGTTTTTTTCTTCGCCGGGGAAGGTGACAAAGTTGCGTGTGCCAGTGTCTGGGATTGCGTTATATGCGGCTTTAGCCCCTTCTTCCGTAGGAAACTCTTTCCATTGGTTGGGAGACAGTTCGTGGTTTTTCAACATCCATGTGCCATTTCCACTCTTGCCAACTTCCCAACCAGCCATTGGTCTGCTGGCCTCGTCATAGTATTTGATACCGGGTATCCCCATCTCCTGCAACGCTTTAGAGGCTTTGTCTCTGCCCCCAAGGTATTCAGTCAAAGCCGAATAATACTGGTCACCAGAAACGCCGCCGCCAGTGGTGGGTGGCAAGCGGCTTGTCCTTGAGACTTCTTTTTCAAAGTCATACGGTGACATGTTGCGCTTTGCGGCCTCTGCCTCAATCTGCGACCACTGCCAATTATCTAGCTTCTGCTTGATATGAGGTGGAAGGTTCTTTACTGGCTTGTCCCAATCCAGCATCTCGGCTATCTTCTCGTCTGGTAGGTCTACTTTGTAGAGGGAGCCTTGTTTAGATGCCTTGTAGTCTCCAACCAATGCAGCCAATTTTTCTGGGTCCAGATTTCTTGCTTCAATGTTGGCATTTTGCAAGTTTTTTACCGTTATTTTTGCAGGCATATCTCGCATTGACTGGCGCATCAATTCTATTTGCGCTTCACGACTTAGCGGAATTCCACGTTGGATTGCTTCATGCTCAAGGTCTAAAGCGCCTTTGTGCCCCAGCGTAGCTTGATAACCTTTTGCTACTTCAGGCGCTTCCGCAAAATACAGCCCATGCCCGTAAACCTGAGCTCCTTCACCGGTGCCAATCTTGCTGGCGTCAAACCGATCAAACTTGTATGGGCTGCCGTGATAGACATCCATAGGGCTGACCGTGCCCTTGCTCATCCCTTTCAGCATTGAAGCACCCAAGCCGCCACGCTCCATGATTTTTGGCACTGCACGCCCCGCAAATTGCTCACTGGCTTGCCCTGCTGCCAGAGCCTTACGGCCAGCAGCCTTAGCTCCCTTGATCGTGCCAGCCGCGCCGGGGATCAGGCCTGCTGCCGCTCCGGCAGTGCTCGCCACTGCGTCAATGTAGTCGCCCCGCTTGACGGCGTCGTATGCTTCCCCAAGATCTCTGGCACCCTCGTCAACGCCAAGGGCAGTTCCCAAGAAGGGGACGGCGTCAGCAAACCCCAAATTCATTGGCGCGTTGCTGCTGGGTCCGCCCATCAAGGTCTGAGCGGTGCGGCGTGACTTGTAACGGTTGCCGCCAAGGCCCTCTAAGCCCCTCTGGAGCGCATCAGCCATGCGTTCCCGTATGGTAGGGTCATATGCCTTCATCTCTCCTCGTGGGTCAGGGTCACCACCGCCAGCCATATGGACCTCACCGCCCTTAGCGTACACGTCAGGGAACTTGATTGGCGGGCGGCCATACATCGGCCTTGACTCAGGGAACACTAGGTTCCCGCTCAGGTCAAGCTCCTCTCTGAGGGCGTTGATGTACTCGTCTTGGTGGCGGCGAGGAAGCCCCTCACGCAAGTCGCCCCTCGTGTACACCTGCACTAGACCCGCTGGCTCTTCATTCTCAGCCATTGCCATATTTCGATGACGCCCCTCATGACCGGCAACGCGGGGCTTTGAGGGAATGCCAACCTCATCCTTGAAAAGATCCAAGTAAGGGATGTCATCAAACCCGCCGCGAACGCGCTGAAGGTGCTTGATGTACTCGTCGGTTGAGACCGTGCCTTTGGAGATGTCGCCTTTTCTGGCCAGTGCTGCCGCTTTCGGGCCAACGCTGGTTTGTTTCTGTATCTCAATGGCGTACTTCTGGAAATCCTGCGGCTTCATGGTCGCCACGGCCTTGGCGTTGTCGCCAGTGAAAGCCCGCCTGATGGCCTCTTCTTTGTACAGCTTCTCAAGGTTGGGGATCTCGTCGGCAGCACGCTCGAGCCGTCTTGCTGCGTAGTCCCCGGATTTTTGGCGGATGGCCTCTTTGGTTTCACTCAACCGGCTTGGGACAATGATGGTCGGCGCTTCAGTTGCAGACTTGATCATCTTCTTGAGAACGCCCCCGGCACCCATATGAGCCTCACCGCCCTCGGCGAACTTCTTGACCTTGGCGTGCCAGACATGCTCCCGGCCCTTGTACTGCTTCGGAACTCCACCACCAGCCGCATGCCACTCCTGCAGTGACTGCTTCTTGGAATCAGTCCCGATTGGTTTCAGATCCGGCAGGTCAATCGGCTTGATCGGGGCGAGTTTAGGGAATTGCATGCTCAGGACCTTTCGCGGGAATGCCGCCATCATAAACGCTAGGGTCTGTGGCGTCCAATCTCTGCTGGAGCCAGCGCTCAAGCATGTCCCGGGCCCAGACTTTGTCAACAGGTTGTCCCCAACGACTGATCAGCTCAAAGCGGTTGGCGCACATTTCTATCTTTGGGATTTCAGTTTGCATGGTCGTCTCCCACTGCCTCGTAGGTCATGGCAAATATGTCAGGCTTGCAGGGGTACATCTCGCCCTTAACACCTGTGATGATCCAGTCGCCTTCAGTAACTTGGTGACTACCTTCAAGCGTGTCAATCCCGTACCCTGTAGGACTTGCGCTGTCCTTGTAGACGCCTTGCGGCCATCCATCCGGTGTGTTGATCCAAAACTGGGTGGCCTCAATGACTACGGGCTTCTTGCGGAACTTCATGCGGATCTCCTTTGTGTTTGGGCATAGCGCGACCCCAAGACTCCCGACCTGAGAGTCTTCAGCCATCCCTTGGGACTGCTGCACGCTGAACGCCACATTCTGTCTATCGAGCGCCCGTGACGTGGGCTGGCCGCTGTCGGTTTGTGTTGCTCGTTTCCTTGGTCGCTGTGGAACGCCATCGGCATCGGGGTCGCGACTGCAATGCCATCGGTACATGAGTGCGGCCCCGACATTGGCCCGTTAGCTAACCCGCTCTGAGGGTCGCCGTGGAAACAAAAAAGCCGTTTACTACTGCCCCCTGTAGGAACCACCATCAGGTGGAAGAGGCATGAGTAAACGGCTTCAGTCGGTCGCTTCCTACGGCAACAGCGCCACTGTACCACAGCTTGATCAGGCCGCATAGGGGTTGACTCGCTTTTGTTTGCCGCTGTCGGCAAAGTCGTCCTCGTCCCAGTCCTCGTTGGGAGGCGGGTCGATGTCCAACCACCCAGCGTCGCGCAGGTAGCGCAGGGCCTGCGTGCAGGCGTCCACAAGGTCGTCGTGCGTGGTCTCGGGGAAGCTGCAGATCTGGCTGACGAACCCCTCTGCCCAGTCCTTGACGTAGCCCTTGCGGTGGTCGGACTCGGGGATCCACACCCGGCCACGGGCGATGATGTTGGACACGATGTTCAGGCGCTGGAGCTTGTCGGCTCTCCCCGGGTTGTAGGCCCTGACAGGCAGGTGGGCCCTCTGGAGGTCTTGGATCAGGGAGATCCCGGCGCTCTTGTCCTCAATCAGCAGCAGGTCTACCCGCTTGCGGTCCTTGCCCTCGCCGAAGACCGTCTCGTACTCCTCGATGACCTTGGGGCGCAGGTCGGGGTACATCATGCGCTCCTGCCAGCAGTCAATGACCATGACGCTCATAGGGGAATCCTGTGGCTTGAAGACCCCGAAGGTGATGCAGGCAGTCGGGTCGTTCTGGGCCTTCTCTGAGGTGGCCACGTCGTAGCTCTGCAGGATGTACTCGAACTTGGGGAACGCCCGCCCGGCAGGCCAGAGCTTGAACATATCCCTTTTGACGATCCCGCCCTCCTCGGGGTCAATGATCTCGGCGTAGATCTCCTGCCGCCCGAGGGTCGTGCCCTCGTAGCTCAGGATCTGCTTGCGGAAGTTCTCGCTCAGGTTAACCAGATTGGTGTAGGTCGAGGCGGTGGTCATCACGACGTCGTCACCCTCCCGGCCCATCAGCTCGATGATCAGGTCCTTGGGGCGGGGGGTGGTGGTGCAGATCATCCGGGTGCGCTTGCCCAGCCGCATGCCGAACTGGATCTGGTCCCACGCCTCTTGCAGGTAGTCCCACGCGGCCAGCTCATCACACCACCCGCCGTGGAACTGTGGCCCCCGGAAGCGCTCAGGCTCGGACGCCGGGATGCCCTTAATCAGGCTGCCGTTGTGCAGGCGCAGCTCGTGGTACTGCTTGTTGTAGTCGGCCACCAGCGCCTTGGGGATCACGTTAAGCAGGCCGGAGTCACCCTCGAAGCAGGTGGCTTTCACGTCGGCGCTGGTTGGGGCTGCAACAAGCCAACGCGTGCCCGGCTCGGTATAGGCCCACCACGCGATCTGCTCGGCGGCGGTGCGGGTTTTCCCAGCTCCACGACCGGCCAGCATCAGCCAGATTGACCACCAGTCGCCCGGCGGGAGAATCTGATGGGTATGCTGGATGCTGAACCATGACATGCGCCAAGCCCACGCGAGACGGTACTCGGGGCTGGCCAGCGCTAGGTGCCTCTTGACCTCCGGGTCAGAGACGATCGCCGCGATGTCATTCATTTGCCGAGACTTGCCGCTTAAGCTCCGCGTTTTTGATGATGGCGGCAAGGAAGTTGTCGGCCTCCACCTGAGCCTCGATCTGGATCGGGTTGCCGGGGTCACCGCCCATCTGGACCTTGGTGCCGTATTTTTTAGGGTTCCAGCAGGCCAGCAGCTTGAGCCGCGTCTCGATCTGGAGCTTGCGGTGGCCAAGCATGTCCTCTTCGGTCACCGTCACGCTGTCCTCATCCTCGCCAGAGCTGTACACCTTTTTCTGGCCAAAGTGCGGAGTGTTAGAAATGTGCAACGCCTCTTCCGCCATGGCGTCACAACCCTCCTCCCGTGCGCGTGCGAACTGTAACGCGAGGGTTTCGTCGTTATGAACCCAGTTGTAAACAGCCTGACGCGTTGGCATACCCTCGTCCCCGCAGATCTTCAGTAACGACTCTCCCATGCTGATGCGATGGAAGATCTGCTGTGCAAGCTCTGGTGTGTACTTGCCTGTCTTCTTTGGGGCCTGTGAGGCTTTCGGCGGGGTTGCAGCACCCTTGGCCTTCACCTTGGGCTTTGGGGCTGCTGTAGCGCGTTTTGATGGCTTTGCGGCGGTTTCTGGCATGACCTTAGTCCTCGTCCGTAATGATGAGGCGTATGGTATCAGTTTCCCGGGGATTCGCTCTCTTCGATCAGCTCTTGCTGTTCCGGGGCCTTGTACTGCTCGATCTTGGCTCCGGCCGTGAGATGTTGGACCAAGTCGTCCTGCGATGCGACGCGGACCGTGTACTCGGTGCTTGCAACATGGCTCAGGGCCTGCTGGCGCAGGTTGGCTTTGACGAGGCGTGCCCCGTGGGTGTTGCGGACAATGTAAATTCTTTCTGCCATGATTTCTCTCCGTATTGTTTGATGTAACCGATTCGCTTTCAATTCGCTAATATAGGTCTGGCAGCAGGCAAATGATTACCACAAACCCAATGAACATTATAGCAAT